TATCTAAATCTGTTTTGTATACGCTAGGCTTTACACGGCTTAAATTCTGCTGAACCGCTTGTATGTTTGGACGATATGCTAATGCAGGGGCGCTAAAGCGCGGTGCTTGCATCTGTGGTCTTTGTGTCATCGCCAATGCGCCTGGAACATTTTGATATTGTGCCATCATATTAGCCATTAATGCCTGTAAGCCAGCGCGCTGTAGTACATTTGGTGGTGCCATTGGGCGTATTGTTTGCTGAACCGTTTGGGGAGTTTGCTGTGGAATTGCCCGCAAATCTGCGGGAGGCCCTATGCCCACAGTGCTTGGTTGCTGTGGTGCAGCCTGTGGAGTCATAAATCCGCCTCCAAAGCCAGCTGCCATTGGCAATCCTTGTTGTACACCTACCGTGGTTCCAGTACCCATTCCAATGCTCCCTAATCCAACAGGAACGCTTTCACCGCCAGATCCAAACATGCCAGAGTTTGTGGGGTTTTGAACACTAGAAAATGCTGGGTTATAAACATTAGGAGTGACTGGCGTATATTGCGCTCCAGTGCTTGCTGGTCTTGGAGCTTCGCCACCAAAACCAATCCCAGTTCTGATTAAAGCATTACCTAAAGATCCCTTTGCGCCGCCTGCCATATCTATTCCTTATGCTGGTAAAAGTTTCTCTGCCTTAGAGTCAACGGCATGACTGCCTTTTTTCATTGACTTACGGCGCGCATTTTGTACTCGATCCATCATGGCGTATAATTTTCTTGCGCCAGCTTCGGTGGATCCGTTTCCAAGTTCGGACACAATTCGTGCGGGAACGACAAATTCACCGTCTGCAAGACGGGCTGGCTGGCGCTCTCCGATCTGCGCTGGGATGGAATCAGATACTCCATCGCCTGGGCCACGCAATAAACGACCACCGTCTGAGTAGCCTCCAAGATGAGAAATGCCACCCTCTGCCATACCCAAAGGTGGCAGACCCGTCATTGAGTTTACTGGAGCGTCATAACTAGAGTTAACGACTTCCATGCTAGCGGGACGCTGACTTGGGGTTGAATAATACGTTTGATTAACCATGCCAAGTGGATACATTCCGGTCTTCATGTCGTTCGTAGACATCTTTTCTACTGGGCCACTAGGCATCCCTCCCGCTGCCAAGGCTACAACTCCACCAGACGCGCCGTAAACTGGGTACTGAGCACGATAGTATGGATTTGGCTGTACGGGTGCCTGAGCACGGAAATTGGGCGAAATACGTTTTAATGGGCTGGTATAGTCTTCTTGTTCTGGAACTCCGTATTGACCTTGGCCTGATAGGGATGCCAATAAGCTGGCACCGCCTAGACCTAATGCTGCCTCGCCTGGGCTTATGTTGTAGCCAAATAGATTGATTCCTGCTGGTGCCGCTGCCATTTTTGTAGTTCCAGATACGGCGAGTGGAGTGGTTGATCCTGGCGCCATAGCTGCTGGGCTTGCTCCTACGCCACCTAAATCTAGACCAGATTGCAAGGCTCCAGCCTGAGCCATCTGAGCCTGTTGCGCTGCCATTGCTGCTTGTTGTGTTGCAAAGTCTGCTACTGGAGGAGCAAATGTACCGCCTGCTGTAGAAGCCACAGGTGCGGTTGCAGCTTGAGTTGCGCCTGTGCCAGCTTGAGTTAGGATATCACTACCCGTTACTGCGGCACCAGTCTCAGGGCTTACGGTTGCAGCTGTAGATCCAAATAAGCCTTCAAAGCCTCCTGCCGCGCCGTATCCACCGAGCGCACCGCTTAAGCCACCAGTTAGGGCTCCTTTTCCAAAATCGCCACCTTGAAGAGCAGACATACCACCACCAACCAATGCGCCGATTCCAGCCCCAGCAAGTAGTCCACCAGTGGTTAAGCCAACGTTTAATGCGCCAGCGACAGCGGGAGCGGCGGCTCCAGCCGTTGCAAACGTTAATGCGCCTGCGGCTACTACGGGGAGAATATCTTCTAGGAAACCAGCCTCTAGCAGACCAGTATTAGGGTTAATACTTAGACGCCCACCATGAGCCATGGCCAAAGCCTGAAGACCTTGGACTTCTCTTGGGGACATGTGCACGAGCATTGTGTCGCGACCACGCCCTTTAGACTGTACTTGTTTAGCTAAATGATTTAGGCTCATAGGTGCCTCATGGGGTTATTTGGGGTTAAGTTTATCATGTCATTGCCTTTTAAACCACATTTCCAGCGGCGTCTATCCAGTTAGTTCCATCCCAATAAATAGGTAGTCCCACTGTCGTATCAAAGTAATATTGACCTATCACCAATCTTTCTGTAGGTCTATCTGCTGTAATACCAGAACTTGGCACTGTAACTGCTTGAGTAAAGTTATCAATCTGGTTAAAGTACAGACGTAGGGCGTTGTTTAGCTGATCTTGATACAGCTGGGCATACTGAACTGGAGCAACCAGTAAATTGGGCGCTTTTGGTGGGCGAAGAGGGGCTTTTCTTTCGATTGTCATCTGCGACCATCATTTCTAATATCTATGCGTGGACTACCTAATTGCCAAGCCACCCCTAACTCTGTTGATGTAATTCTAAAGCTCATTTGACGAGCTCTTAATCTAGTGTAGACTTGACCATCAAACTCTTGCACGTCATAGTTACCTCTAGCACGGTAGTCTTGATCGCTTTGAACTTCTGGGCTATTTGCAAGACCATACGGAGCCCCTGAGTTTCTGCGTGGTCTAACCGTCATGGTAACCTTTGGCTGATCGGCGTTTGAACCATTGAAAGTGAGATCTGGAAGAATACGCCATACAAACCCAAAGTTATGGCCATCGCCAATATCAAAATCAGATGACTGAATAAAAGCCTCAATCGGAGATGGGCTTAATCCAGAAACATCGTCTACGTTAGCCTCGTGATAAAGAATACGATTATCGTCTGTGTAAGCCGCCATTGGAAATTGACGTAAAGGTGAATCCAGCCAGAATGAGCGATTCATTGTTCCATAAGTCCAAGTACGCTCTAAGTAGTTGTAAATCACATACTTGTCTATGGTATTGCTATCTTGTGAGCAATAAAACCACCATATTTCATTATATCGTTCGTTAGAGCCAGCAAAAACTTGGAAAGCCTGATCTTTATTAATGTCACCAAAAATATACTGCCATAAAGAACACGGTAACGTTTCCACGCGACCAGAGTAAACGAAAAATTTATCCGTACCCATCCAGTAAGTAACGTTATTAATAGTAATCGCCGCATTTGGCGACATAATGGAAATGTTGTCTTGCAACAACTGGAAACCCCAAATGTAGGGAGGCCCTAGATATTGCATAGAATAAATAGCAGCGTCTGACCACACCAAGATCTCTTGACGGGTTGACTCGGCGCACATAATGAATGAACCAATATTTAGTCTGTATTCACCAGATTGATTGGTTGCGGCTGGAACCCACTCAAATGGATTTTCTTGGTCAGACCAACGAACCAGCAATGGATCAAAAGTGGTATTTGCATCCAAAGGATTATATGGATTGGCACCAAAAGCAATAGCAAATCGCTGGATAGAAGAACCAATGATTTGGTTGGTTCTGTTTGGGACAAACTGACCTGCAAAGCCATTGCTTGTAGAAACATTATTAAGCAACCTTGCCCGCTCTGAGATTCCCAATGTTGCATCCCAGTAATAAATAGCACCGCCACGAGGAGCAATTAATAAATCTTCTCCAAAGTTATCGTTAGTCCACAATCGGAGCTGTTGTCCAATGCCTACATCAGCTGCCGCGCCCCAACCACGGAACGGAGCAACTGGGGTAGACACAAGAACAGTCCCACCTGTTGGGCCAGCATTGGTTGTGGTGTATGTATTAGACCCAATCACTGTTGAAAAGGTATACGCATTAGCATTCACTACAGTTATTGGGAAAGCCTTTACAAAAGGCGCAGAAGCAAGTCCGCAGACATTACCACTGATACTGCTGAAGTAGACAGAATTGCCATTAGACAAACCGTGCGCTGCTTGAGTAACAGTTACTGTGGTAGTTCCAATAGTTGAGGTAAACGGATTGGTCAGAGTACTGCTAATGTATGTAGGCCAAGTACCAGCTCCCCATCCAGTACCAACCACAAAGGTATTTAAGCCAGTTTGAATTTGAAATGCTGCATTAATTGTGTTTCCGCCCCCAGCAGTCACAGTGGTGTTGGCGGTGTTTGCAACTACAAATGTAAATCTTGAGGTATCAATGTAAGTAATTTGATGCTCTTGGTTTAAGTCATTTGCTGTGATTGATCCAATAGCGTTTGCGCCAGATATGGTTACAAAATCATTTGTTAGACCGCCATAACCGGGAATAGTAACAGTTACTACATTAGATCCATTTGTAGTAGCTATACAATTAACTGTGTTTGGAGATGAGTTGGCCGTAAAAGTAATTCGTATTGGGGTAATGTCGTTGTAATCGCCACCCCGTTCAATGTAATACTTAAGGTTTGTACCAACACCTAGCAAGTTTTCGCCAGCTAGTGTTATCCAATTCCAAAGCGAACGGCACACTCCCAAGAACGTTTCGTTGGATAGACGAATCCAACCGCCAATTTTTTCAGGGAAGCCTGAGCGAAAGCGCACCTTATCGCAAGCATACCAACCGCCCTCGTTAGAGTAGTCTGTACCCTCTCGGTTAATCCCTGGTCGAAATTGTAGTTTCTGTAATGGCATGGTTTACCCTAATACGGATTCAGCTTTATGAATAGCAGCTCGTCTGGCATCTAAACCAATTAAGCCCCCATTAATCCTTTTCGTCATTGTCTCAATATC